ATCACATGAGGCCGAGTCCCGAACTGCTGCCATGCGGCGTAGGGCTTGTTGGTGCCGACCCAAGCTGTGCCGCCGTCGCTGCCGGGCATAATCGAGGCCTGTAGCCCACCGGTATCGTAGAGGATTTTCCCGTTACCGCGTCCGCGCTTCCTGGCCGCGTTGGTCGACGGTTTAATAGGTGTCCAGGGAGTTGGACGCCCGTTCTTCTGGAAGTTGTCGTGTACCGCCCGATCCATGATTGCTGCGATCGCGGCAGTGATGGGGCGCATATTGTGCCCCCGGGCGGCCATAGTTTGCAGCAGCTTCTTCGCCTCATCAAAATGGAAATCGAGAACGATCTTCGTCATTGGCTCATCTCGTGCATGAGTAGCCACTTGCGGAGTGGCGTCGGGGCATTTGCGACCTTATCTCCGTAGAGTTTCTGCACCTTGGCGCCGGCCTCACCGACGTGATAATCCCAGCCCATATCCGGAGCATGAAGCCGGCCATCTTGGTCTCGAAAAGCGCCGGTTTGAACCTTTGACTTAGTGCCGTCGCGGTGCTTTATTTCGCGCTCGACATGGGCCATGCGTCCAGAACCTTCTGATAATTGGAACACGCCGCGCTTGCGCTCTGTTTCAGTGCGCACGATGATCCTGCATCTGCATCTGAAGCCGCAGGGCGGATACCAGACCTGCCAAACCGGGTCATCCCAGCGGAAAACCCGCCCACTCATGGCGGCATGTGCTGGACGGGTACGGCGGTCGCCGATGGCGGAGTACTCCCAGTACGGCACCACGTCCACCGCCTTCATGAACTCCTGATAGCGTCCAGCTTGATAGGCCACCTGAGTGTTTGTTACATAGATGGTTTCCAGGCGATAGGCACTGCCGAGTTGCACCTGGACGATTTCCCCTGTCCGAAGATTGGCGGCATCGCGCTTGCCCCACCATCCCTTGGCCTTGAGCAGCGGCTCCACGCGCTCCTGGAACTGCCCGAAAGTGCCACCGTTCTTCAGATCATCCTGGATGGCGGAATACAGATCCTCCAGAATGTCCAGGCGTGTGGCTTTTGCCACGGTAAAGGCTTCGGCGTGGGCCTTTTTCCAGACGTCCATCCAGTTCCAAGAAATACGGAATCCCTTGCGCTCGAAGTACTTCACTGCCTCCTCGGGAGGCAGTCCGAAAACGGCGTAGATATCTTCCTTCGTAATGTCAGGCACGGGAGACGGCCTCCTCGATCTCCGCCTGAGCTGACAGCCTGCCCACCAGGTCGCCAACAAAAATGGCGCGGGCCATCACGTCTTGTAAATCAGCAAGCGGTATTTCCGGGAAGGATGCCACCAGTGCTTCCAGCGCCTCCTGGTGATCGCCACTCTTCTTCAGGGCGGCCAGAATCGGCGCCAGCATGGCCCGGCCGATATCCGGGAGCACCCGCTCGCCGAACGCTGCCATGGCAGCATCCAGGGCCAGTTGATCTGATGGAATCCCCTCGTCGCCCGGCGGTGCAGCGAAGTCCGCCCCGGCGTTGTCCCCACCATTTTCCGGGAGGGGCGCTCTCGGACCCGGCTTTGCACCCACATCCGTCCATTCCTCGCCGAAGTTACGGACGATGTTGGCCAAGGTCGGACGGAAGCCCATGTCGTAGATGAGCTTGGTGGTTTCCGCAATGGCCTTTTGGTCCTTCGGTTCTTCGATTCGGCGCGACACCTTCGGGTAGCCGGCGCCGGGGCAGTTGTAATCCACGATCCAGCGCACGAGTTGGCTATTCTGGGTATCGGAGAGCAGGTCAGCGTCCGCCTTGACGATTTCCAGACGCATTTCATTTTTCACGTTGACCGCCGCCGCCAACTGGCCACCGTGGCCGCCGGTGCCGCCCTCGCCGGTGACGATGCCCGCGATCTGCTCATCCATGTAGCGGCAAAGTTTCTCGTAGGTATCTATGCCGGATCGTGCCGCTTCCAGGAGGGTGATCTCCATGCCGATCGGGACCATGATGCTGGATTCCTGCTGGAACGCTCGCAGCGCTTGGCGCAGGGTGGCCTTTTCCGCTGGCTGGGCATTATTCGGATACTTTCCCACCGGCACCGGCGTACCGAAGCGCTCCGAGAATGCCAGCCAGAAACCGATTTCCTGGCGCTTGAAGAAGATCGGCCAGAACGCGCGATTGCCCAGGCCCAAGCCCCAGGGATTGTTGTACTTGGCGCCCACGCGGTGGCACATGATTTTTGCCACCGGGATCTTCTCGCCCACGTACATATCCTGAGGAGTGAGCAAGCGCATGCCCACGTTGTGTATCAGCGTGTCGTCTTTCTCCGGCTTGGCCGTGAAGCTGAAAATCCACGGCTCCAGGGGAATCTGGGACGCGGCCACCAACTCGGAGCCGTCGCTCTGCCACATGATTTCGTTGAATCCGACGCCCTTGTTCAGGGCCTCCAGTTGATCCTTGCAAAGCTGGTCGTAGCCGAGGTTGCCGAGCTGGGCGCGCACCAGGTCGGCTGCTTTTTTGTCTTTCCGAGAGGAGCTTGCCGGTTCCACCACCCATTCCCGCGACACCAGAGCCAGGATGCGCTTCTGCAGCACCTCGCCATACTTGGGATCCCGCTCCAACTCGTCGTAAAGCCGCAACCCGCGTCCATTCGAGCGCATGAGAATGGTTTCGTCGTTGGTCATCAGCTTGTACAGGTCTCCGAGGAATATCCAACGGGCCTCAAGGCTGATCTGGTCAAAGGTGGGGGTGTTGCTCATCGCAAAGCTCCAACGTAATCTCGGCAGCTGCTGCCGATCGGATCAAGGCCGCAGGATTCAAACTCGATCAAACCGCCCATATTCAGGGACGCGAACCATGCCAGGCACAGCGCGATCGCGGCATCGCCGTGGCGCTGGCCACCGTCTGCGCCCTTGCCGCGCAGCGAGTCCGGGATCATGGGAATGCCCTTGATCACCGTGATCAAGCGCAGATCGGCCAGCACGTCCGCATCCTTCGGCAGGGTGATTTCACCATCCTCGAAGCCGGCCTTCATCTTCGGCATGTTGTCCCGGTACCACTGCTGGGTCAGCATCACCTGGTGGATACGGGTGGCGCCGTAGCGCTGCATCGCCACCTCCGCCAGGAACTGACCATTGCCCCGAGCGTCGTGGGCGCCGGCGCCGAAGCGCGGCAGACGATCCGCCAGCCAGAACACGATCTGTTCCTGCTGCCGGAACGGGACGTTGCGTAGTTCCAGCAGAAAGGGGCAAGTGCGGTGGAGACCCTGGCCCTCGATCAGCGGCGCCAATACCGACAAGTCGCCGGAGCGGCCGAAGTCCATGCCGTAGCTGCTGCGGCCCTCCTGCGGCAGTGCCAGCGTGTGCGGTTCCACCACTGCCTCCAGCCAGGCGCGCACGAACATTTCACGCTCCGCGTCCGGCTTCTGCTCGAAGCCCTCTGGGCAACGCAGACGCAGCACCGGCAGGCCCTCCGCCATGCGGCTCTCGATCATGGCTCGGGACAGGTAGGCGCCGCCCGACTGGCTGGGAATGCAATCCAGCTCCTCAGCGTCGTTCGGCCGGTAGATGGCGCGGATATCTTCCACCCAAGTTGCTTCTGCCTGGGGTGACCAGGCGCGGCCGGTGGCCAGGAACACCCGCTGGCACAGACCCTGGCGCACCGCCTCATCGAACTCGATGTGGTGCAGGCTGTAGGGCTTCTTGCCCGAGCGGATGTCTTCCACCAGTTCGTTGAACGGATTGTCCACTCCGTCATGGGTGGAAATGACCGCCACCGATCCGCCCCAGATCAGGAGAGCAAAGGCCGCCTTGAGCAGTTCCTCCAGGGAATCATGAAAGGCCCCCTCGTCAATCACCACCCGGCCCTGTTTGCCGCGCAGGTTCGCCGGGCGGCTGCTGAGGGCCGTGACGCGGTTGCCGCTGGCGAAGCGAATACGGAAAGCCAGGATGTCCCGGTCCTCGTCCTGGATCGCCACTTCTTCCATGGCGTCTGCCGCCAGTTGGTAGTTCTTGGCCCAGAAAGCGCAGTCGTTGATGAACTCCAGCGCCATGTCCTTGTTGTAGCCGATGTACCAGGTATCCTGGCCGCCCTGGCCCTTTGCCGCCTCCAGGGACGAAGCCGCGGCCTCCGCCCAGGACAGACCGACCCGGCGCGACTTCTCCGCCACCTTCACCTTTGACGTGTCGGCAACCCAGCGCTGCTGATAGGGAAGGAGAACGGCGGGAGTGGTGGAAGATTCGGTCATTCCGCGATACCCAGGATTCGCCGGCGGATATCCTCCACTGCCGCATCGGTCAGTCCCGCCGCCTTGGCCGTTTCCGCTACCGCTGAGGCCGCCGCAGACGCCTTGGCCTTCACCTGCTGCCGGAACTGTTTGACGTTGGTGCTGGCGAAGCCCAGTTCCCCGGCGATCTTGGCCAGGGTGGAGAATTTCGTATTCTTGGTGGCCTCCGCATCCATCTGCATCAGGGCAGAGAACGCCTTTTCCTGCACCACCCGGATCAAGGCATCCGACAGGGCGTTGTCGTCATCTGGCGCCGCCTCCGCGACGGCCCGGGCCTGTTCCGTGGCCAGCTTGATGGCCGCCAGGCGCGATTCAAACTCCGCACCGTAGCGGTACACCGCGGAGCGGGAAATCTCGAAACCCCGATCCTTGAGCGCGGCCGTCAAGGCGTCATAGTTGGAGAAGTTCTCCTCCACCAGCGCCTTGTCCAGCCATTCCTTGACCGCCTTGGGCAGGGCCAACACCTTGCTCCTGGGCGCCATTACAGACCCCAGACCAGGTAGGCCAGGCCGGCGCCGGCCATCAGCCCCAGGGCGATGCCCCGGGTCATGTTGCATACCCAGCAGTCAGTGCGTAGTGGCCGCAGCACCCGGGCAGAGAATTGCACGAAGCGATGACGAAGGTTCATGGTGCTCACCAGTATTTATTCGGGCGGGCAATGCCCGGATCGCAATCAATCGTGTATTCAGCCACATCCACCCCATAGCGAGTCAGGTCACAGAACCACCGGCCGGACGGCTCCCGCTTGATTACCACCAGTTCCCTGGCCTCCAGGTAATCCAGGTGCTTCCTGAGTTCCAGTGCCGAGACATCCTGGTAGGTGGCACGGATCACCTGGATAATCAGTTCCTCGTAGGCGCCAATGGGCGAGGCGTTGTTCAGTGTCAGCAGGATTTGCCAGCGCATGTCTTCGCGCCTGATTTTGTCCATGTCCACGCTCATTTCCCGGCTCCTTGCAGTTGCACCACTTCCAGCTTGTTGTACAGCGCATCAAGCTTCGCCTCGATCACCGATTGACCCCGGATATAGTCCTCCCGTAATACGAACTTCATGGGCAGATCGGCTTGCAGCTTCAACAGATCCCGGTCAATGCGCTGCCACTCCGCCAGTTCTTCGCGGGTGTTCGATTCCATGGCCTTGAAGCGCGCATCCCAGTGTTTCGTGGCCTCCTGCCGTTCCTTTTCTTGCGCCTGAAAACGCTCGTCCAGCCGGCGTTCTATTTGCGACAGCAGCATCTTCCCTGCCCCAAACACGAACCCCAGGAACAGTAGCGCGCAGGCCCCCAGTGCGCTCAGCAGTTGCCACAGTTCGATGTGAATGGCGTTCATGGCAGTCCGATCCGGCGGTCGGCCGCCACTATTCCCTGACAGGCCGCGAGCTGGCGGGCAAGGTCGTCGGCGTCGGAGGCGAGGGAGAGAAGAAATTCAGAAGCCGCTGGCGAAAGTTGTCCGCCCGCGGCACCATCACGTCCGCCGGCGCCGGCGCCAGCCGCGGCGGGGGGACAGCCAGGGGTACCGAGGCCGGTGGTATCGGGGTCGCGCAGCCGCAAAGTGCCAGCGCGCACAGCAGCCAGATCATGGCGGCGTTGATTGTTTGCATCGTTCATCCTCCGTTGATAATCGGCCGACACCGTAGCCATGGCCGCAGCGTGTTCCTGTTCCGCTTTCCGGGCCGCCGTGGTTAATTCAATGATTCGTTTGTTCGCCAGGGTGAGTTGCTCGTTTTCTCGGGATTGCCAGGCGCTGCGCTCCGCCTGATGCCCCGCTTCGTTCTGCCAAGTACCGACGAAGCCCAGGCTGGCCATCCAGATAATCCACAGGGCGAACATGGCGTAGGGGTTCATGCGTCCATTACCCCCACGTATTTCCCGCGCCGTACCAACAGAATCTGGCGCACATAGGCCCGGTTGATGGCGAAGAAACTTTGGCCGTAACCCGCAACGGCTACCCGCGCTTTGCGGCTGGTGTGTTCCACATGGCCGAACCAGCGCCCAGCATCACAGCCAGGTGTGGCCGCGCACAGCCGCCGCTCCGACACCACCCCGCCCGGGCCGCCGTTGTACCCGGCGAAGGTGAACGCCAGGCGATCCGTTTCCGAGGCCGCACCGGTGGCCCGTTGCCACAGGCCGCGATTCATCAGCACCAGGGCGCGCAGCTGCAAACGCGGGTCGTAGAGAGATTCAGACTCCCAGCGCCAGCCGCCCAGGGCCTCCGGGTGCAAGCCCCGCAACTCCGCCAAGGCATCAAAGCGCGCCGTCCGGGTGATCTGTCCCAGGCCCACCCCCCGCTCCCTGCTGGTGCGCAGTTCCGCCCGAGGCGACCAGCAGCGGGGCGACTTCAGACTGACGCAGGATTCCGTTTCCACCTGGGCCGCCAAGGCGGAAGGCAGAGACATGCTCGGCCAGTGGGCCGTTTTCTCCTCCTGCAACAGGGGCAAGTAGCGCAGCGCATTGGCTGGCAGATCGCTGGCGATGGCCGCATTCGACAAGGACAAGATGATGGCCGCCAGCACCAGGCACACCCCCAAAAACACCCGGCCTGCCCCCTCCGGCGTTTGCCCGGCGCGCTCGGCGAAGTCTTGCAGGTTCAGACGCTCGAAATAGCTGCGCCGGAGTAGGTGAGCGATGGGGATGGCGTAGATGGCCAGCCCCGCCATCAAGCCCCACTTCGCCAGGCCCGGCTCCGACGTGGCCACAGCCAGGGGAATGGAGCCGAAGATCAAGAGCGACCCCAAGAGCAGGCCCGGCAGCAGGCTGAGCAAGTCAGAGAGCAGGCGGCGCCAGGTGAGGAAGGGTGAATTTTGCATGGAGAGTCCTCCTGTCAGGGATGAGGGTGGGTGGAAATCGGGACGGCAACGTGGCGGGACGGGGTGAAACGGCAGAATGAATGGGCGGGGAAATAGCACCAGCTATCGCCGTCCGTGCAAGCGCGCAGGCCATGGGCCATGAGGGCCAGGCCGTTACGGTCCTCGGGCGCAGGGGTGCGCCACTTGCCGCAGGAGCCGCAGGTCAGGCTGGGGAGGGAGGCTGAGTTCATGCCCCCATTCTGATGAATGGGGGATGAGAGGAGGGATTAAAGGGGTTTTATAACGCGAGGCGGGGGCGGGTAAGGTCTAATCAGAGCACCACAACAGGAGGAAGCCATGAACGAACAATCTCATCAGCACGCCGAGTTACACGGCCCTCTCGCAATTGAAAAACTCGCCGCAGTGGGGGCAACGGGCGACCGGGCCATCGGCGGCCAGGGGGAAGAGCTGCAGCACCATCTTGCGCCCGGCGTCGAAGCACGGCTGGCAAAGATAATGCGTGGGTTCAATGACAGCTTTACCACCGTCATCGCTGCCCAACTCTGGCAACTTGAGGCGGTAAGCAAACTTGCCGAGTCCGATCTCGAAAAGCGTGTAGCGGCCACGCTCTGCAAGAGCCTCATTGGCTTTTTCCAGTTCACGAGCAGTGTCGCGGTACTTGCCATCAAGCTCGAACAAGGTTCGCTGGAGGTCGAAGAGCGCATCGTGCGCCTTGAGGAGTTCGCCGTTCATCTTGGCGATCTCACTGGACATCTGATTCCAGTCCCGAAGGCCCATCGCACTCGTGCCGATATCCTTGGCGAGCCGCAAGGAATTGACGGCGGCACTAATCAGTGAAAGGTCCATCGTTACGTGCCCTGAGTACAGACCGTCGCAAAACCCTGAAAAACAGGAGGACACCTCATGAAAGCATCCACCCGCCGCTACCTGGACCGCGCCCTGAAAGAAGGGTTGTTTGCGTCGTATGAAGACTTGAGGCAACGCCTGGAAGCGGCCGGTGTTGGCGTAAAGCCGGCCGATCTAGCCTTTGCCCATCTTCCGGCGCCGCAACTCCAACGCATACTGCGTGAGGGTGGCCGTCTCGAGATCACCGCCACGTGCGTGAAGAAAAGCAAAAACCTCCTGCGCCGTGGCTTCATACACCTCGACTTTCCACTGGCGGTCAATGCCTTTTTGCAGGCAAGCCTCAACCCAGGCTTTATAGCCGGCCCAGCTTGGATGCAGCAGCATCAGCTTGTCCTGCCGCAGCAACTGATCATATTCGGCTTCTTTCATGGACAAAACGGCGATTTCTTCATCTCGAATATCGCCGCCAAAGCCTGATTTGTTTTTCATGTCCGCCCCATTGCCTAGAAAACGTCGACTGCGTCCACACAGAACTGCGCATGTTGGATGGAAGAGGGGTGGGTCAGAAGTGCGGCGCCGATGGTCAACACGTCCCCGCACAACACCACCGGCGCGAAAGTCTCGGCCATTCGCCGGGCATGGGGCAGAGCATGTCTGGACAAGAGGTGCGCATCCTTGATCACCAGGATGTTGCACGGGTTGGCGCTCAGTATCTCCGAGAATTTCCGAAAACGCGCTTCGGTGCTCCTGGGCAGCTTGATGAAGTGGGGCACCACCATTTTTTCAATGATCTTGGGCAGGGTGTCCCCGTCCTCCGCCACCGCCGACCAGACGGTCAGGTATGTCGCGCCCTCTTCCGGGCAGCGTTCCGCCACCCACAGGCCGCCAGATTCCTGGATTTTTGCCAGAGTCACATTCGCCAGATTGATCCACATTTTTGCCCCCTCCTCAGTTGCCGCCCTCAGGCGGATTTCGCCCTACCCCCGCTTCCATTTCTTCGAGGTGTGGAAGCGTCTTTTTTGCAACCCTCAAAAACATGGCAGCAAGATCAGGTTCCGCAAACCCGAGCGCCATTGCTTCCAAGGAATTTTTTTGATCATCCGTAAGCCGCCTGTAGAGATTTAGAAGCCGGTCTTCGCTTGGACTTACGCCTAGCGAGTCAATTTCCCTAACACCAAACAGCAAATACCCGAGATCGGCGCCAGCGTTCTTTACCGAGGATAGGAATGACACCGGCGGTTCTCGGTCCCCCTTTTCATAGTTGCAATACGTTCGTTTTGCGACGCCACCGGCTTTCGCCATCTGATCCTGAGTCAGCCCGAGCCGCTTTCGCTCATCAATGAGCCGTTGAAAAAATTGTTCAGACATGCAACATCTCCGGTTGACAAGTTGCACGTTCGTGCAACATAATTAACTCACACCGTCACGAAAGCGACGGAACCAAACCGACACCCGCACGGGTGCGGCAACCCACAACAGGAGTCCCATCATGCCCCTCCGTACCGCCGAAGAAGCTAAAGCCGAGCTTAAGCGTCAGGGCGTCAGCATCAGCGCCTGGGCGCGCGCCAACGGTTTCTCCACCAATCTGGTCTTCGAGGTGCTCGCCGGCCGCAAGAAGTGCGGCCGTGGCGAGACCCATGATATCGCCGTCAAGCTCGGCATCAAAGACGGCGCTATCTGCCACGACGCCGGCCGCGCCCTCGAGCGCCGCGCCGCCTGAAAGGAACTGCCATGACAAAGACCTTTACCACCGAAGACCTGCTGACCCACGCGGCCGACATGATGGACCGCATCACGGCCAATGCCGCCGAACAGGTGCAGCAGTGGCTGTCGATCCCGGCATCCTTGCCGGAGATGCTCGCCGAGCTGGATCGGCTGCACGCCGACGCGGCGGCTTACCACGGCTTCATTCTTTCCCTGTTTGCCAAAAACGACCTGCTGCTCAACGCCGAGGGTGCCATCCCTCTCGACCCGCGTGCCGATCAGCTCGACCGCGACTTTCAGGCACTGATGCTGTCCGCCACCGACGCCGCCCGTCCGGCGGCAACCGCCACCGTGCAATAGGGAGACCTTGCCATGAGAACCGATCTGTTCCCCGAAACCCTGCCCGCCGAGGCGCCGACCTCCGCATACCTTAAGGCAACGCAGAGCGCCCTCGCGCCGCACATCATTCCCTTCCGCGATACGCCGCTGGTTTGCCTGGAGCAGGGCGAGGAAGTCTTCGTCGCCATGCGCTCGATCGTCGAGGGCATGGGGCTGTCCTGGTCCCGCCAGTACCGCAAATTGATGGCCGATTCGGCCCGGTTCTGCATCCACCGTATGACCACGCAGATGCCCGGCGACGATCAGCGCCGCGAGCATACCTTCATCCCCTTGCGCCGCCTCAATGGCTGGCTGATGTCTATCTCCTCCAGCCGAGTCCGCCCCGAGGTTCGCGAAACGGTGGTCGCCTATCAGCAGGAGTGCGACGAGGTGCTGTTCCGTCATTTCTTCCACGACCTCCATATCGAATCCAGCGCCTTGCGCCTCTTGCGCCCCAGAACAGTGGCCGTGGCCCGGCTCACGCTCGAAGGAAAATCGCGCCGGGAAATTGCCGCCTTGCTGGCGATCAGCGCAGCCTCTGTCACCTATCACCGCGCCCAGGCCCGCCGCCTGGGCCTGCTCGCTGCTTGAGGCCCGCCATGTCCATCCTCATCGGCTACCCCATCCCCGGCAACCCTCGTGGCCAGGCTTTCGCCCTGCCCGACTTCTGCGCCGGGTGGGTGGATCACACCGACGCCACCCGCATCGCCGCCACTCTGCGCCTGCCCCTCAACACCGAACCCTCTTGGCAAAGCGTGCGCGGCCATCTGATCCGCTTGGTGCGCGCCAGGATGCGCACCGCCTCCCACGCCACTGGACCCTGTGACATGACCTATGCCCACCTTGACTATCGCTCCCGCGCCATCATCGCCCTGGTTGATGGCGGTGCCAACCTGGCGCACCTGGCCGCGGCGCTGCGCATCACTCAGACGTCCCTGATGATCTCCCTGGCTCAGTGGCGCTATGAAGCCGCGCCAACGACCGGGGCGGCGGAAACGCCCGCTGCCACGCTTGCGGCAGATCATCCGGGTGCACCGGCCAGCCCAGATGGCTGTGCAACACCAGCGCCAGGCGCTCATACGGCCGCAGTTCATCCCGGCATTGAGTCTGCCAGCCAGGACTTGCTGCGGCAGCTTCGATCAGTGCTGCCACTTCTTGATTCATGGCTTGCATCAGTGCTGCATCCGAGTGCCCCGGCTGCTGCCGAATCCAGGCCAGCAGAAACCCGGTCAGGGATTCCAGACCCTGTCGTTCGCGATTCGCAATGTTGATGTCTTCAGCCAATTCGGCCAGGCGCATTAAGGACATGGAAATCTCCGTGCTGTGTCAGTGATTCCATTATCCGCACAGCAAAACGATTCTAACAGATGCAAAACGGTTTTTTGTTTGACATGGCCGCAAACGGCTGGTTTTTGGGAGGATCAAAGGTGAGAAAGAATTGGAAACGCTGGTCGCCGAGCAGCCTGCGTCAGGCGCTGGAAGGCTGCAAGGACTTCGCTCGGGAGAAGAAGAACCTCTCGGTGGAGCGCTTGGCGGAACAGATGGGGCTGGCGGATCACTACCTGCTGTACAAGTGGCTCCAGACCGGCCGTATGCCGGCCAACATGATCCCGCCCTTCGAGCTGGCCTGCGGCGCCGACTTCGTGACGCGCTGGATGACCATGCGTAACGGCCACCTGGTCATCAGCATCCCCGCCGGCCAGGCATCGCACCCGGAAGACATGCAGGTATTGCAGGGGCTGCTGAACGACACCCTGGGCGTACTGATGCGCTTCTATGCCGGCCGCGCTGACGCCGAAAGCACTTTGTCCGCCCTGAATACCGCCCTGGCCGAGTTGTCCTGGCACCGGGAGAACGTGGCCAAGAGCGGTGATCCGGAACTGGATTTCGAGGAGGGGGAATGATGCTCAGTCTCAAGCTGTGGCGCCTGCGCGCCCTGTTGATTCTCTGGGTAGATACCGGCATCCCTTCGGCCGTGGCATTTACCGCCTCCGGCGGCCTGTTGATCCCCCGTCCCCGGAGGGCTGTCTGATGGCACGCGAAATCGCCCAAGGCAAGAAGCTCCTGGCCGACCTGGTGGAAGCCCTGGCCAATGACCCGATCCGGGGGTTTTCCAACAAGGAATTGGCGGAAGCCTGCCAATCCATGCCGCCCTACATCACCCGCGCCATGCAGGAACTGATGGAAATCGGTTGGGCCAGGAAGGACGAAGAAACGGGGCGCTTTCACATCACCGCCCGGCTGGTGCGCATCACGGTGCGCGTCTCCCTGGCTTTCGAGCAGGCCAAGCAGCGCCTGGAAACTCAGCAACACAACTATTTGAATGGGGCTTGAAATGGCACGAAAAGCAATTGAACCCACGGTACTGGAAGGTATCGCCAACCCGGTGGCCGAAGCGCGTATGGATGGGGTGGCCGAACAGGTGGCGCACCAATCCACGGTGGCCGAGCGCCGAACCGAACTGCTGCGCCGGGAGCTGGGCTTCGAGGGACTCATGACCCGCCAGAGCCTGGAGGATGAAGCGCGCTTCCTGGTGCAGCGCACGGCGGAATGCGCCCTGGAACTGGGCAAGCGCCTGCTGCTGCTGAAGGAAATGAGCGTGCATGGTGAGTGGGCCGAGACGTTGGAGCGGATCGGTATTGAGGAGCGAGGCGCCCGGCGGGTGATGTCTGCCGCGCAGCGGACTTCAAATCCGGCAACGTTGGCCGTTTTGGCGAATTCGGCGAAGTCGCAATCCAAGCTCTTCGAGTTGATGGTCCTCGATGACGACGAACTGAAATCCCTGGCCGAGGGCGAATCCGCCGCCGGCCTGACCCTGGATGACGTGGACCGCATGTCTGTCCGGGAACTGCGCTTCGCCCTGCGGGAATCCCGGGGCATCCAGAAGGAAGAACTGGCGGCCAAGGATCGGGTGATCGAGCAGCAGCAGGGCGCCGTGACGCACATGCAGGAGACGGTGGCCCGGTTGGAGCACCGGGTGGGCATGGCCACGCCGGACGAGGTTCGCCTTGCCCTGGCCGGCGCCTTGACTCAGGCCACGGAAATGGTGCGTGCCAACCTGCATGTGGTGCTGGAGTTCAAGGCGCGGGATCTGCTGACTCACGGCGAAGCGACCGATTCCCCGGAAACCGAGGTGGTGGCGGGCGTGCTAAGGAAGCTCTGCGGTGACATCCTGGGTGTAGCGCAGCGCCTGGGGGTGGATGTGGGTGCCGAGGATTTCTCCTGGGCCACGAAGGATTGACATGGAGCCGGCCATGACCCCCGTGGAAACCGCATACATCGTCGGGCTGCAAGGCCGGATCGCGGCCGCTGCTCATGGCGGCAAATCTGCCCTGGTGGCCGATGCCGCCATGGCCCTGGGCAAGTCAAAGGGCACCATTCACCGCATGTTGGCAGAGGTGCGCCCCACCCGCGCCCGGAAGCAACGGGCCGATTCCGGCAGTACGGCTCTGTCCGAACGTGAAGCGCAGATCATTGCCGGCCTGTTGATGGAGGCGACCCGCCGGAACGGCAAGCGGCTCTATTCGGTGGAGGATGCCCTGGAGGCCCTGCGCGCCAACGACCTGGTGAAGGCGGAGAAGATTGACCTGGATGGCGTTGTGACCGAGCTATCCGTGTCCACCATCCGCCGTGCGCTGAAACTCTATGGCCTGCACCCGGATCAACTGCTGCAACCGGCGCCGGTGACGGAACTCAGGAGCCTGCACCCGAACCACGTCTGGCAGATTGATGCCAGCCTGTGCGTGCTGTACTACCTCAAGCCCCAGGCCGACCCGCGCGCCAACGGCCTCAGGGTCATGGATCACAAGGAATTCAACAAGAACAAGCCCAAGAACCTGGCCCGGGTGATGGCCGACCGGGTGTGGTCCTACGAGATTTCAGAGCACACCAGCGATTGGATTTACGTCGAATACGTGATGGGCGCCGAATCCGGCGAGAACCTGTGCAACGTACTCATCAACGCCATGCAGGACCGGGGCGGCGCGGACGTGCTGCACGGCGTGCCGAAAATTCTGATGATGGACCCCGGTTCGGCGGGACAGGGGCAGATGGCCAAGAACCTGTGCGCCGCTCTGGGCATCGAGATGATTGCCCACGCGGCGGGAAATGCCCGCGTCACCGGCCAGGTGGAAAACGCCCGTAACATCATCGAGCGGAAGCTGGAGCCGGGCCTCAAGTTCCATCCGGTGAACAGCTTGGCGGAACTGAACGAACTGGCCAGTAAGTGGCGCGCCCACTTCAACGCCACCGCCCGGCACAGCCGCCATGGTCTGACGCGCACCGAATGCTGGATGAAGATTCGGCAGGATCAGTTGCAGCAGGCCCCGAGCATAGATATCTGCCGCGAACTGGCGACGGCTGCACCGGCCGAGCGCCTGGTAAAGCCCAAGCTGCGGGTGGAGTTCCAGGGTATGGAGTGGGACGTGTCCACCGTGCCCGGCCTCATCATCGGCCAGAAGGTGCTGGTCACGCGCAACCCGTGGCGCAGCGACTGCGCTCAGGTGGTGCAGATCGGCGAACACGGGCGGGAAGTGTTCCACCTGGTAGCCCGGGTGGAAACCGACGAATACGGCTTTGCCACCAGTGCCGCGACCATTGGCCAGGAGTTCAGGCGCGCCGCCGACACCCCGGCCCAGACGGCGGCCAAGGGCATCGAACTGCTGGTGACCGGCACCGCGACCGCCGCCGAGGCGGAAGCCTTCCGCAAGGCCAAGGGCCTGCCCTTCGCGGGCTTTGATCCTTACAAGCACATTGACGACGCAACCCTGCCCACTTACCTGCCGCGGCGCGGCACCGCGTCCGACGTGGTGAGTCCTGTTGTCGAGTTCGCGCCCCAGACCCTGAGCCTGACCAAGGCCATGTTCATGATTTCGGAATCCCTGGGGCGCCATCTCACCCCGCAAGAAAACGCGTTCCTCTCGGCCCGCTTTGCCGGCGGCGTACCGGACGAACAAGTGCAACGCCTGATCGAGCAGTTCAGTGGGGCGGGACTTGTCCCGACTGCCCAGGCCATGTCCGGCTGAAGCCGGACCCACAAAAGCAAGGAGGCAGCATGTTGAATCTGAAACGCCTCATGGAGGCGCACCAACTGAAGATCGGCGTGGTGGCCGGGCGCTGCGGCATCAGCCGCACCACGCTCTCGCTCATCGCCAACGAAGGCCGCTGGCCGAACAAGGACATGGCCAAACGCTACCGCTTGCAGGATTTGCTGCGCGGCGCCCTGGTGGCCCTGGGCGTGGCGGTCAATGATCTGAACGAAGTGTTTGAGGTGGTCCGGGAGTGCGAATCTGCACAAATGAGCACCCCCGGACCGGATGCAGAACCCGCCGAGGCCGTGGAAAGCAAGGCGGATACCACAGAGGGAGAACCCATGTTACTGAAAAAGCAGCCCCTGGCGCAAGCGACCCGCCGCGCCTTCAACTTGTTCCGCGACCCCTTCGTCGAGGATGTGAATGCGGCCGAGGATCTGTACCTGACGCCGGACATGCGCTACGTGGCGGAGGCCATGCTGGCCACGGCCCGTTTCGGCGGCATGTTGGCGGTGGTGGCGGAGAGCGGCGGCGGCAAGACCACCCTGCGCCGCGCCATGCTGGACCGCATCAATCGGGAGCAACTGCCGATCCTGGTGGTGGAACCCTACATCGTGGCCATGGAGGAAAACGACCAGAAGGGCAAGACCCTGAAGAGCCAGCACATTGCCGAGGCGGTCATCACCGACTTGCTGCCGCTGGCCAGCATCAAGAGCAGCCCCCAGGCGCGCTTCAAACAGATGCACAACGCCCTGAAAGACGCGGCCCGCGCCGGGCAACGGGTGGTGTTGGTCGTTGAGGAAGCCCATTGCCTGCCGGTCCCCACACTCAAGCACTTGAAGCGCTTTGTCGAGCTGGAAGACGGCTTCAAGAAGCTGCTCTCCGTCATCCTCATCGGCCAGCCGGAGTTGGCCACGCGCCTCTCCGAGAGGAACCCCGAGGTGCGGGAAGTGGTGCAGCGCTGCGAGATCGCCTTCCTCACGCCCATGGACGCGGCGGTACCGGACTACGTGAAACACAAGTTCTCCCGCATCGGCGCCAAAGCCGAAGACCTGTTCGAGGCCGAAGCCCTGGAAGCGCTGCGCTCGCGCCTCACCGTCTCGCCCCAGCCCACCAAGGGCGGCGGCCGTACCAGCGCGGTGAGCCTGTGCTACCCCCTGGCGGTGAACAACCTGGCCACCGCCGCCCTCAACTACGCCGCCAAGATCGGCGCCGCCAAGGTGACGGCGGAAATCGTGAGGGAGTGCTAGTCAGTGGCCAGTTGTCAGGAATCAGTAGTTTGAGGAGGAAAACATGAAAACAGATCAACACGGAACACCCGTAGAGCAAAGGCGGGCTTCAAGTAATTGGGTTCCACAAACCTCATTTACCGGGTCTCGGAAAAACTGCCGAAACTGCCAACGGGTGACAGAAACCCTTCACTGTGGCCCCAATGGCGAAAAATCAACCTTCCGCTGTTGGTTCGGAGATTTTTCCACTCAAGCCACGGCGTACTGTCCGGCGTTTATACGGAGGGAAGCATGAATCCCCGTACTCAAAACCATCCCCAGCCCGGCGCACCGGCGCAGACGCTGGCCGAGATCACGACTCAGGCGTGGGAGGCCGCGGCCAAACTGGCTGCGGCGGGCCACACCGTGCACGGGATGGACATCAAGCTGGGTCAGCGCCCCCGTATCTGCCTGGCGCCGAGCGTCAGGTTGGCCGATCTGGCGGACAAGGCCGAGTCGGCTGTTTGGACGCAGTGGGGCATCCGCGCCGGCCAGCGTTTCCGCACGGGTCAGATGGACTGGCCCGGCGTGGTGGTGACCTGGCGGGAAGTGGATGCCAGATATGCCGCAAAGAGGAGGGCATGATGAACGCCCGGCAATGGAGCAACGAAGAAGACCGCCTGCTGCTCTCGATGAGCCGGCTCGGACTGGTGCAACGTGCCATCGCTGCGGCACTGGAGCGACCCAAGACCTCGATCCACTCTCGTCTGATGACCTTGTCACTCAAGGGAATTACCGTCGCCAACTTTGAACAGACCCTGCCGGCGGAACGTGCGCAGCCGGAGCAACCGGCGCGCAGCAACGCGGAAATCGTCGCTGCGGCCCGGGCGGCGCGCCTGTCTCGGGGCAACCTGGATTTCTGCGGTATCGGCCACGACACCGACCCCAGCGATTTCGCCCGTGCCGCGGCGCCGTGGGAGTTTCTGCCGGCGCCGGGCCTGTGGCCAGCCCTACGCCCCAGTCCCAGCCGGCCGGGGCTGACCGGCCCGGACGGCCGGGTGAGGAGGCTGTAATGCCTGTCCGCCTGCTCAAACCCATTGAGGAACGCGACCCTTATGCCGCGTTGGTTTTGGATGCCTTTGATCGAATGGAAGCCGGTATCCCGCCCCTGTCCTCTTACAACTCACCTCACAACCTGGAGAACTACATGCCCCCGAAAACCAAATCCAAGGCGCCGGCCGTCACCGTCGCCGTTCCCCAATCCAAAGACGAAGCCGCAGCCATGATCCGCGCCCTGGGCGATGCCCAGCGCGTGCTGTCCGGGCGGGTGTCGGTCATGAATGACGCCATCGCGGAGATCACCGACCAAGCGGCACCGGAGATCGAGGCGATGAAGAAGACCGTGTCCGACCTGGTGGAAGGCATCCAGACCTTCGCCGAGGCCAACCGCGCCACCCTGACCGATGGCAACCGGGTCAAAACCGCCAACCTGGTCACCGGCGAAGTGTCCTGGCGCCAGCGCCCGCCCTCGGTTGGCATCCGCGGCGCGGACACGGTGATCGAGACCCTGAAACGCCTGGGCCTGGGCCGCTTCGTGCGTACCAAGGAAGAGATCAACAAGGATGCGATCCTGAACGAGCCCAAGGCCGTGGCCGGCGTCGCCGGCATCACCCTCAACACCGGCATCGAAGATTTCATCGTCACGCCGTTCGAGCAGGAAGTGACGGGAGCCTGACATGCTGTTGACAAGCGCCTTCATCCGGGAACATCATGCCGGCGTCGCGGTAAATCCCGCGATACGGGCCTGCAGCCCGGTATCTCAAGGCGCTCAAGCGCCGCGTTTCCTCGCGGCTTTTTTGTGCGCGCATGTGTTCGCTCCTCAATGGGCGGGCCGTGCGGGGCATCTTCGGATGCGCCGGTTCCTTGAGTCCGGTCTGCAGACCCGCACGGTTCCGCCCACCCTCCTGCAGGGGGTGGCGGTTCTTCAATCGCTACTCAAGGAGGCTTCCATGCCTAAACCCCGCCGTACACCCGCGCCTTGCGCGCCGGTTATCTCCCTCGCCGCCTATCGCACCGCCCACGCTCCCGAGACCGTGGCGGAATGCGACCCTCTCGATGTCCTTCAAGCCATGGTCCAGGGCTATTTCGCCGCCCTGCAAGTCCAACTCAACCGCCTGCGGGCGGAAAGGAGTGCGTCATGAACCGCCAAGAACGCCGTTCCCATCGCAAAGAATTCCGTCAGTTCTACACCTTGCTCGACCAGTGGGGCAACTTGCCCGAGGCCGAGCGCCGGTCCGACCGGGGCACCGCCCTGATGGCGCGCATGTTGGCCGTGGCGCCGCCGGAAATCAGCGATCAACTACTGACCAAGGCCCAGGAAATGGGCCTGTTCCCCCCGGCCCGCTACCGCGATGCCCAGGGCAACCCGATGTACACCGAGTACGACCTGGCGGACCACTTCGGCATGGACGTGGCGGACGTGCGCGCCCATGCCGCTGCCTACATGGACGAATTTGGCGAAACGGAGCACATGCGCCACGCCGATCTGTCCGACCTGACCCCTGTTCATTGAGGAGACCATCATGAGCTTGAGTTTGTTGCGCCGCGCCGAACATCCGCCGTTCCTGCGCTTCCACAACGTGGATTTCAAGGTGATTGATCACAACGGCCAGCCCTGGCTGCTGCCGGAACAGATCGGGGAGGCGCTGGGTATCGCCCAGCCGCGCCGGAACACCTTGCAGCTTTATTATCGCCATCAGGACGAATTCGGGCCGGATGAAGTGGCCGAAATCGAGATGGAAGTGGAGCATGGCGGCGTGGACTCGCGTCTTCAAAGTGAAGACGCGAGTCGACCAAAACTGACGCTCCATACGCGCCGGGTGAAGGTCAAAATTTTCTCTTTGCGCGGCGCCTACCACCTGGGGTTTTTCGCCCGTACCGATCTTGCCAAGCAGTTCCGGCAATGGGTGCTGGACTTGATCGAGGGCAAGGGCCATGACCGGAATTTCCAGGCGCCCTATTACCGGGTGTGGCGCTATGAGTGCGACAAGCACCCGCGCTGGCCGGAGGTGTATAGGCTGCTGAAGGTGGGCGAGCCCACGGTGCGGATTGCCCAGGCGGTGCAGTGCGCGCCGTCCACGGTGCGCCGGGACGTATCGGAAATGGGTCGCGCCAGCTTCATCACGGCGGAGGAACTGGCGCAATTCCGCGACTATCAGCGCACCTACGCCCGCGCCCTCAAGGAAGTCCGGGCGTCGCGCCAACTCCCCCTGGCGTTTTAACCTGAAACCGGCCCGCCTCTATAGGTAGACGCGGGCCGGCGAGGAGAACTGCATGACTACCACCACCCGCCGTTCCGGCGCCAGCGCCGAGGCGCTGCGCAAGAAGGAAATCACCCTGATCCACGTCCTGTCCACCCAGATCGGCCTGGATGAGGAGACGCGCCGGGGGCTGATGCTCAAGATCACGGGCAAGTCCAGCTCGAAGGATATGAACTGGCCAGATCGGAAGAAGGTCATTGACCACCTGAAGGCCAGCGGCGCCAAGGTCACCACGCCGCGCAAAGCCGGCAGGCCCCGGCCGGCTGAAGCCGGTCCCACCAAGCCCTCCCGCCCCCTGGATACCAGCGCCCAGGCCAGCAAGGTGCGCGCGCTGTGGCTGGCGCTGCATGGCCTGGGCGCGGTGCGTGATTCGTCCGAAGCCGCCCTGGGCGCCTACGTGAAGCGCATCGCCAAGGTGGATGCGCTGCAATGGGCCTCCACCGAGCAGCTTTCCCTGCTGATCGAGACCCTGAAGAAGTGGGAAAAGCGCGTCCGGGCGGCCGGCGCCAGCCTCCAGGAGGAAAAACCGTGAGCGAACCTGTGGACAAGGCTCCGGCCAAGGCCAGGAGCGATCTGACGGCGGCGGATGCCCTCTACCTGCCGGAGGGCTACCCGGCGCTCCTGGGGGAGATGGCGACGCTGATCCGGGCCAAGCTGGTATCCCTGGCTTACCTGGAACAGGACAAGGCCGCGGAAGTGGCGCTGGAGATCACGGAACATATCCGCGACCAGTTCGGTGGCCATACCCAGTACATCCCCAAGGGTTGGCTGTTCGAGAACTCAGAACGGGCCCGCGAGATCTACAAGGACTTCAACGGCAAGAACTACGAAGCCTTGGTGCGCAAGTACAAGCTGACTGAAGTGCGTATTCGTCAGATCATCAAGTTCGTCATCGCCGCGGAGCGCGCAGCGCGCCAAGGGTCGTTGTTCTAGGCATCAGCCTGCAACCCCCTGCCGGTTCGCGCCATCGGGGTGGAATCGGCGTTGCAACGGCGTTTCCGGGCGGTTTTTCTGCTCGCTGGCCGGATGAATCCGGCTCCACGGCTACCGGGATGAATTCCGACCCGCAAACCCTGTTCTAAACCCCTTTCATTCCGCCCATGCGGTTCCCGCGGCCAAGATGCCGCCATGGAACCCAATCTTCCCCTCATCGAAAGCCTTCGGCCCGGCAGCTTTGCCGCATCGAACGGCAAGACCTATACCTTCAGCCGCGAGCAGTTGGCCGAAATGTGCGCCGGCTACGATCCGGCCACCTTCGAGGCGCCCATCGTGGTGGGGCACCCGAAGATCGCCGATCCCGCCTATGGCTGGGTGAAAGGGATTTCCCTGTCTGATGCCGGCATCGTCCTGGCCGATACCCGGGACGTCCATGCGGAATTCGCCCAGGCGGTGAAGGCCAAGCATTACAAGAAGGTTTCCGCCTCCGTGTTCCTGCCGGACGCGCCGGGCAACCCGACGCCGGGCAAGCTCTATCTGCGCCATATCGGCTTCCTGGGTGCCGCGGCGCCGGGCGTGATCGGCCTGAAGTCGGTGGACTTCGCCGCCGCCGGCATTGGCGTTGCCGAGTTCTCCTGGGAAGACCGCATCCTGCCGCGCTTCATGCAGCGCATCCGGGAGTTCCTGATTGCCAGGTTCGATCTGGATACCGCCGACCAGGTGGTGTCCCAGGTCGACATTGACGACTTGCGGGACGGCATTGCCCGCGACGAGGCCGAAGATCGCGCCGAATCCACCGTAACGGGCGGCCTGCCCTCACCGAGTTTTTCCACCCCTGACAACCACACCGCGGAGGTAACCGTGACTGAACAAGAACTGCTGGCCCAGAAGGCCGATCTGGATCGCCGCGAGGCATCCCTGAAGGCCAAGGAAGCACAGGCGGCCGCGGCCCACCGTCGCGGCGAGTATGCGGAGTTTGCCGCGCAACTGGTGGGCGCGGGCAAGTTGCTCCCCGGTGAGAAGGATTCTGCTATCGAGATCCTCATGCAGCTCGACACCATCAACCAGGTGGCGGAATTCGCCGCCGCCGATGATCACCCGGACCACGGCAAGACCGGTGTGGCGCTGGCCAAGTCCCTGCTCTCCGGTCTGCCCAAGCGGGTGGAGTTCGGCCGGGTGGGCGACAAGGGTGCGCGCACCCTGCAGGCGGGCAGCACGGCGGATTTCGCCGCGCCCCAGGGTGAGTACCTGGATCAGGACCGGCTGGAACTGCACCGCCTGGCCACCGATTACCAGCGCCAGCACCCCGGTACGGAGTACGTGGATGCGGTGCGGGCAGTCTCCCGCTGATCGCGCTGTCCACTCCCAATAACCCCTAGCACTCACATCAGTTTCCAGGAGACATCCATGGGTAGCAAGCAATCCATTTCCCTGCTCTCGTTGAGCATCATCGCGGCGGGTGCCATCGTGGCCTGCCGTGCCGTAACGCTCGGCGCCGTCAATGGCGCTACCGATCTGTTCGGTGTGGCCGAGACCGGCCAGGTCAGTGGGCAGGCGGTGTCCTGTGCCCGGGTCGGCACGGCAGCGGTGGAAGCCGGCGCCGCCATCCCCCTGGGCACCAAGTACCTGATCGCCGATGCCTCGGGGCGCGCCATTCCCGGTGGCACCAAGGGTGCCTGTCTTGGGGAACTGAAACCCAGCCCGGGCAACACCGCCAGCGCCGCCGGCGATTTCGTTGAGGTCATTCTGTCCCTGACAGTCTGACCCAGGCGTTCACCGCACAACCTATCAACGCATAACAGGAGACGCGCACATGCCGCTCAACCTCAACCAGGCGCGGGTCATTGACCCCATCCTGACGACTGTCATCCAGGGCTACCAGAACACCGAGCTGGTGGGCGAAATCATTTGCCCGCGGGTGGAAGTGGACGCCTCCGGCGGCCAGATTCTGCAATTCGGCAAGGAAGCCTTTGTCCTCTACGATACCCAGCGTGCCCCGGGCGGGGCCACGCCGCGCATGAATCTGGGCTACTACGGCAAGCCCTTCGCCCTGGAAATCCACGGCCTGGAAGCCCTGGCGCCGGACCAGATCACCCGGGACGCCCGGGCGGTGCCCGGCATTGACCTGGCACGCACCTTCATTACTGCGGTGCAGGACGCCAATCTGCTGAAGTTGGAGTACCAGATTTCCAGCCTGCTGCGCAATGCCGCGAATTACAGCGCCGGCAACAAGATTGCGCTGACCGCCGGTTCTCAGTTCTCCGATCCGGGCCTGGACGTGAAGGCGCTGTTCCAGGCCGGCCGCGCCGCGATCCGCGCCAAGACCGGCAAGTATCCCAATACCCTCATCCTGGGGCCGAACCAGAAATATGCCCTGTCGCGCAATACGGCCATCCGCGACCAGTTCAAGTATTCCAGTCCCGATTCCCTGACGCTGGCCATGCTGGCCCAGTATCTGGAAATCGAGCGGGTGATCGAGGGCAACGGGGTCTATGCCGCCCACGAAAACGCCGACTTCTCGGACGTGTGGGGCAAGGATTGCGTGCTGGCTTATGTGCCGCCGGGTGGCCGCAGCTACTACACGCCCGGCTTCGCCTACACCTACACCCTGCGCGGTCACCCCCTGGTCAGGAACCCCTACCGGGATGAAAACCGCGAATCCTGGGCGTATCCGACCAGCTTCGAGCGGGCACCGGTCATCACCGGCCAGGACGCCGGCTACCTGATGCAGAACGTGCTGCCGTAAGGGCACAGAGGCCGTGGGGCCGGCTTCACCCCGCCAGCCAACCCCGCCC